TATTTTCCGTATGGGGTTGCACTTTAGGAATGAAACCCAGCAAAACTTCTGTTAAGGTTTCCAACACTATGAGCAACATTGATAAAGCCAATAGTGATAAAGACCAAACTAAAAATTCTGTGACTGTAACAGTTCAACAGGATTTTAAATGGAATGAATGAAAGGAATAAATATGTTTAATCCGTTTAATTTTCCAATGCTTAACCATCCATTTGAATTTAAAGTTCCGACTTACAAGGAATGGAAGGAAGCGATGGAAAAGATGATGAAGGAACAACCAGAGTTATATAAGAAATACAATGAACAGGTACAGCAGTTCTGGCAAGATTGGTTTGATGATTTAAAAAACATCAAATGAATAAATTTAACATTGGAGTTATTTTTGGAATTTTAATTCAATTCGGAATTTTTGTATGGTTTTTAAGTTCTCAAAATTCAAAGATAGAAACTTTGTATAAATTTTATGAAGCTGAAAGTCAAAAGGATGTCATTGAAAATCAAGTTAAGATGAAGATTGATCTGGAGAATCTCATAAAGGAAGTGCAACAAATTAAAAAGGATTTGAAACAGGCGAACTCAAAAGATAAAAAAATAATGAGGCAACACGAAAAATTATTTGAATTGATTGAAGGTGGCAGTCAAATGATGCAACAGAACGAAACCAAAGGTGGAGTTTATTCCTATGATTAAATTATATTAGTTCACGCCTAAACTTCACATTTTTTTTCCATTATAGTTATGCAATGGTTAAGATATGGTTTTTATTGATACTGATGAGTATTCAAGACGGTCATCCTTTGGTCTATCGTGGCATTTTAGGATTTGACAGTAAGGAAAAATGCTTGGAAGAATCTATCAAGGCTGAAAACATTATGTTTGATATGGAAATGAAAAAATGGTTTGGTGAAGAAAAAACAATATGGCTCAAAAGTTTTTGCCTACCGTTTGACATCTTTGACAGTGAAGTGATAAAGAAGAATGACAAACCGAAAGGCACGGAAAGTTGATATGGCTAAAACCACCCAAAATCGTGAGGACATCCTGAAGATCAAGGGGGAGTTAAGATTGATTCATCAGAAGTTGGACAATCATATCACGCATATGTCTGCAAAGATTGACACCATATTCAAGATAGTTTGGACTGTATCATTTATGGTATTGGGTTTAATCCTTAAAGCGATCTATTCAGGTCTAATAGCCTAAAAACACCCTTATATTCATCGTTAGTTGGCTTTTGAGCGTAAGTTTGGCTATAAAGCTAGTCAATGAATTTACAACGCCTAGAAGATTCAATTAAGAGAAACGAAGGTTTCAGGGATGTGATTTATCTGGATTCTATGACACCACCTAATAAGACTTTGGGCTATGGTCATCTTGTCAAGCCAGACGAAAATTTTATTGAAGGCAAAAGATATAATAGAAAAGTGATTAACCGCATTTTCCAATACGATTTTGTTATAGCACAAAACGATTGTAAAAAACTGACAAAGGGAATGGACTTGCCAGACGAGGCAATGGAAGTCGTTTGCGAACTTGCATATCAATTAGGAATTAACAAGCTGAAAAAATTTGTTAAATTTTTTGGCTTCCTCAAACAAAAGAAATATGTGGATGCTGGGTTTGAACTAGAGAACAGTTTGCTCTACAGACAATGCCCTGAAAGGACAGGCAGACACGCTGAAAGGATTAAAGGATTAGGCAAATGAAAATACTAGGAAATTTATTTGGTGGTGGTGCGATCAAGGCAGTAGGAAACATAATTGACGACTTGCACACCTCTGATGAGGAAAGGCAACAAGCCAAAGCGACAGTTTTAAAGATTGAAGCTGAATTAAGAAAAAGGCAAATGGATGTTAATTTAGTTGAAGCAAAGCATCGTTCAGTCTTTGTCGCTGGCTGGCGACCTTGTATCGGCTGGATATGTGCATTGGCTTTATTCTGGAGTTTTATTTTAGCACCGACTTTAAATTGGTACATTGCATTTGCACAATTGGAAATATCACTACCTAACATTTCCTTGAATGAATTATATCCTGTGATCTTGGGTATGCTGGGTCTGGGATTCGCCAGAAGTTACGAAAAGGCAAAAGGCGTTTCCAAGTGATTGTCTTAAAAATAAATCACGAAACAAAAACAATCTGCAACAACATACTTAAAAAAATAAATCTAGGAACTAGAGGCAACCGTACAGACGGAACGCCAGACCAACAGCTTACAGGGCTGATTGGTGAGATAGGACTGTTGCAGTTCATCGGTAGGAATGTTCCAAGCTACAACAATGGAATTAGAGGACACGACCTTGTCATTAATGATTCAAAGTTGGATGTGAAAACAATGACACGCACCGTCACGATGCAACCACACTATGTTCACAACCTCATCGGTTTGCAAAAAAATAACATCACTGACGGTTACATCTTTTGCAGTTACAACATAAAGCAAAGTGAATTGGAAATTTGTGGCTACACTTCCAAGAAAGATTTTTTTGACAACGCATTATTTTATATGGAAGGCGATGTCAGGGAACGAGATAACGGAACTAAATTCAGAACTTTCACCGACTTGTATGAAATAGGAAATGAAAAACTGACGGAAATTAATTCAAAAGACGACATTTTATCCATAAAACTACCCACCTAAAAACCCTTAAAATCAGCCAAAAATAGAATATGTTTGCAATTAACACTTGCATTAGGTATAAATCCTTATGGTTTTATTGAAAGGAAAAACAATGCAAAAAATCATATTAAAAAAACATCACGATGTTTACAGAGTTGCAGAAACTCATAACATCTTGATAGAGCAAAAATCCTTCACTAAAAAAGAAGTTGAAGATTTAGTTGCAAAAGCAAATGCACCAGAAGGACTTGGCTCTAAACTAACTGTTGTCATTAAAAGATAATGACAAATAATTTCTTAAAAAAAGTTGGCAGAAGAAAAGCTAATACTTATGGCAGATGTGGAAGCAAACTTGAAAAAAGAATGGCATCTAAAGGTGTCCGTAAGTTTAATAAAAAAGAAACCAACAAGGAATTAAATGACAATTAATTCTATAAATAAAAATCAAGAGGCGTTAAATACGCCTCTTATAAATTTCAATGTTCTTATTCCTTGTGGAAATGAAAGTACGCTAGACGAAAAATTTAAAAGAATTATTAATAAATGCAAAAGATATAAAATTGGATTGCCAACTTATAAAAAAATAGACAGCCCTAAACCAAAAGAGATCGTTGTCGCTGAAGATGATTTTGGCAGACCTATTTATGAAACTGTTTATTTTCAAGAATATGAATTTTCTGTTCCAGAAAAAGTTTCTATTGATGATATTCCTTTTAAAATCATTGGTCAGTTTACACCAACAGAAAAAGGAAACATCATAGACAATTACACCAAAAAAGATTTTGATAAGTCATTAAGACAAAAAGATTTAATTTGTGAGCATTGTAACACTAAAAGAAAAAGAAATTATTATTGGTATGTTGAAAAAGACGGTGAAAGAAAAATTTTAGGAAAAAACTGTTTGCAAGATTATTTCGGTCTTAATCCAAAAAGAATTATAGAGAATATGTCTTGGTTTAAGGAAATGAAGGAAGAATTTGAATCTTATGGAAGGTTAAAATTTCAACCAACCCTAGTTAGATTTTTAAGTTATGTTGATTTTGTTGTTGAAAAAGAAGGAAGGTTTATTGCTCGTTCAAAAGTAGATGATTATGACAAATCAACCATTGGTCAAGTAACGACTATTATGTTTTGTCCTGACCCTCAACTTAAAATTCAGCATCCAGATTTATTTCCAACTGAAGAACAACTTAAAGCAAGGAAGAAAAAAGTAACAAGCATCATTGCCAAAGCAAGAAAAGAATTAAAGCCGACTAGCGATTGGGCTAGTAACCTTAAAATTGCTATGGACTTGGATTATGTGGTGGATAGAAGTCAAGGGCTGGTTGCTAGTGTCTATGGCTGGTTGGCATATCAGGAAAAAGACTTGGAAAAAAGAAAAAAAGAATTGAAAGTAGATTATTCCAATGAATATTTTGGTGAGGTAACAAAAAAAATAAGCGATGGAACTTATCGTTTTCATTATGAGGGCGAAAGATACACAGGCATCCAGCTTAAAGTATTAGACATTATTCCTTGCAGAGATTTTTTTATTGTTAAACTAATGAATGACAGCAAGGATGCCATCACTTGGTTTTCAAGCGATGTGAGCCTTTTTAATGTTGATGAAACTGTTACTGCGAATTTTAGAGTTAAGGAACACTCAATATATAAGGAATTAAAAACAACCATTATTAATGAAGTTAAGATCGCTGGGAGTTGCAGTTAGTATGACAATCAAAGGATATGTTAATGATGGACATTTTGTAATGAAAAGAAGTTCAGTAAATAATTATGTCAATGATTTGGGTTATGAAATTGTTTACAAAGGCTCTTATTTGCTTTGGCAATCCCTAAACCCTAAAAAATATCCAGATTTTGAATATCCAAAAAACATTATTGATGTTTTAAAGTTAAATGACCACGCCCACGATTGGTATCGTGAAGATTTAATTAAAAAAATTGGGTTGGTTAAATGAGTAAGCATATATTTAAAGATCGAATTTGTTTGAAAAAATATCCTGATGTTGAAATGAATAAAAATGGTCGTTATGTCAGTTTTAAATATAATACTAAAACAAACAAAGTTTTCATTCCATCAGACCAAATAAAAAATGTTAGTGATATTCCATTGATAAAAGAAAAAGTTAATGAGCAAATACATTTTTTAATAAGAAATAATTTTAAGTCTTATTCAGGTAAATTTTAAATGAAAAAAGTTATTTTAAACAGTAGAATTGTTACAATAGGTATTGGTGATTTCGTGAAGGAAACTAGAAATAACAAGGTCGGTGTTGTGACGGACATTAATGAAAAACTGAATAGGTTTCTTCTGGACTTTCCAGACACAAACTCATTTGGCTGGTTTGGACTGAAGGAAATAAAACATATCGAGCAATCGAATATCAACTCTAAAAAGCATTAAGGGAAAGGAAAAAATATGACAGAAAATATGGCAATATTAATTTTTTTTAGTGTGCTTCTTACGCCACTTTTATTTCTTGTTATTTTTAGATTTCAGGAAATGAAAAAGATGTTATATGATTTATGGAATGAGGATTAAATAGTTTTACGGTCAGGGAATTGTGACCACGATAAAACCAAAATGGGGTGCTGATACATCACAATTCCCTAGCCACGAAGGTTTTTCTTCGCTGTTAAGCCTTCAATCATAATGTGGCAAATTTCCTTGTGTCAGCACCTCAAAAGAGAGAGAGGCAGTAATGAATAAGTTTAGGGAAATGTCATTCAATGCGTTTGTGGTGATATTATTTTTTCTATTCATTGTCATCATAAGTGGCTGTGGTGGCTTCAAGCCGATACACGACCCAAAGATGAGCAAGTCAGATTCAATTATGTATGACGATTGGCAGAGTTGTGCGTTCCTGATTAAGCAGCAAGTCAATGGGTTTTACTACGGTTATCATAAGGATGAAATGGAAATGAAATGCCTGACCAACAGGGGTCACAGCATTTTAAATGTGGTCAATTGAAAGTAGGTGAAAAAAATATGAATGATTATGAGATCAGCAGTAAGTTGCTGAATGATGCGAGGGAAGCCATTAAGAAAAGCAAGACAGGCAAAGATCAGATCGGTGAAAAAACATATGACACCGTTGCTCTGCGTTTAGACATTGTAAGGGGGATACTTGGAACGAGAATTTCCATAGTTACCACGCCAATTGTTGTCGAGCCAGACTACGCCTATTTTAAGGCTGAAATATACCTAAATTTAAGCGACAGACAGGTTTTAATCAGTAATGGCTGGGCTACTAGGCGTAAGGAAGATGTAAAGCCTCATATGGCTAAATCTTTGGTCGAATTGGCGACCACGAAGGCGTGTGGAAGGGCATTAGCTTTTTTCGGACTTCTAGGCTCGTCAGAAATAGCTTCCGTTGAAGAATTGGATAACGGAACTGTTGAAACTAATGATATAAGCGTTGTTGATGAAAAGCATCAATCAACTAATGAAACCGATACTAAAGGAGTTAAGGATGCCTTTGACATCTGAATACAAACCTTCTGAAAAGGATTTGGAAAATGCCAAGAAATACGCACCGTATAAAAGTGAAAAAAATGGCGTTATTAAATTTTCTATTAGAAGGACTAATCCTGAATTTAAGGAAAAGAATAAAAACCTTCCTGACTTTTGGGGTTACGCAACCGATGCCGATGGTTGGATTTTTAAAATTGGTGGCTGGATTAATAAAAAATTCGATGCAGAAACAAGCAAAACAACTTCATCAGTTAATGGTGAAATGACACCTCTAGGCATTAAAAAGGCAGATAAGCCACCTGAAGAAAAAGCAGAGGAAGATGATATTCCGTTCTGAAATTAATGTTAAAAATATATAGTATTCATAGAACGGAAAAGGGGTAGGGATGAGCCTTACCCCTTTGAATGTCAAAAGAGAGATTAATAGCAATGGAACTTTTAGGCAATCGCTACATTAAAATATGCGAGGAAAATATAATGTGTTTCAAGAATTACATATTTATTTGCCGAGAAGTTGCTGAAAAGGAAATTAAAAGGAACAATGAAAAAAAAGTTAATGCTGGAAGTGGCAAACCTTCTTCCGTTAAGCCCATCCACAATTAATTCTTATCTGAACAACAGAGCCTTCTGGCTTTGCAGAAAAGTTTATAAGTTGCCGACAGGAAGTCAGGCGAACTTTGAATGGGGTAACAGCGTTGAATGGTGCATAAAGGACAACTTTCCACAAATGGTCAAGAGGCATCCAGAGATCATTGACAAGGGTAAGATCACGCACAAAAGCACAATCCAAAAGATACATAGGAATTACAGTTACAGGTTAAACAAGAATGGAATCAGCAAGGAAGATGGAAAGAAATACATTGAAACATTAGTGCCGATGGTGGAAATGGGAATACACAAGCTGAAGCAGTACGGTAGGATTGTTTCCTATCAAGACAAGTTAAAATTCAATATTCCTGTTCTCATTGAGGGTGAGGAATATAAGATACCGATGATCGGCTATACGGATTTTCTGATGGAACATAAGTCTGGAACAAGAAGATTGGTTGACATTAAATGCACCAGCAAGTTTCCGAGCAAGGATGAGGAAACAAAGCTGATTAAGGAATCATCGGTTGGATTTTCAAACAAGTTGCAACAAATCTTGTATTCAAGGGCGACCAACTACCAGACGGACTTGCTGTTCATCGGACACACGAAAAAAGGTGGTGCAAAAGCCGACAAGTTCACCGTTCAAAACGACCCAAAATTCATTACAATAGCATCCCAAGCTATAATCAGTATGGAAATGATGTTAAGGATGGTGACGAATATTAAAGACTTGAAATATTACATATTGCCAAGCCCAGAGGATTATCAGTGGCACAACAATGTGAATAGGGAAAGCAGAAAGGAAGTGTGGGGATGGTAAAACATAATTTTCAGATTGTTGAAAATAATAATGCTGAACTGTCTGAAGAAGATAAGAATGAACAATTGTCTTTGGAACGGCAAAAGTCAGAGAAATACTTGCAGCACTTGGAAGAAATAAAGCGTAATAAAAAAAGAAAGGGTTTGACACCTTTGGGTCACTATAGGGTTTGGGTGAATTTGATATTTGAAAACCAGACAAAAGTTAATGGAGTTATGCAAATAAACGATGATAATACAGAATTAATGAGTGACTTTAAAGCTGACCCAATCACGATGAAAATATCTTTAAGACCAATAAAACAAATGTTAAACATATTGGCTAACTTAAAACTGTTTAGGGGGTAAAGGAATGTATTGTTCAAGCAGACGGAATCAACTGACAAGACCATATCCAATGAATTGCGATTGTGGCGTTATGTCATCAAAAGGGGTATTCTCGATGCTTGTTCAATATTCGAGGATTCAAAGCCTTACAGGTACAATCCGATATTCCTTAAAGAGTGTCGCAATTGGTTTCATACGGAAGATTTTGAGGAAGTTTGCAGTTATGCGAATATGTCGTCAGACTACATCAGGAAAATTTATATGAACGCCAAATCAACTTATCATAAATCCACTGTGCGTTCCTCACTGTTATCGGCACTGTTGGATAAAATACTAGGAAGGTACAATGATTAAGAACAACAGCAATGATTTTCTGATGGACATCGGCAAGTTCATCAAGAGGAAAAGACAAGACAAGAAAATGACACAGTTCACTTTGGCTCGTAAGATTAATGTCACGCATCAGCAGATTCATCTTTACGAAAGTGGCAAGAATAATATACCCATAACAAAACTGAATGATATTATCAACATATTGGAAATCAAGGACATAGGAAACTTATTCAATGGGAAGAAGCCAGAAGCAAAAGGGATACCGAGTGGAACGCAAGATCGTTAAGATGCTGGAAGCTGAAGGCATTAAAGCAAGACGACAGCCGATGAGTGGTGCGATTTTAGGGATGCCTCACGATGTCGTTGCAGAAATAATGGAAGAAGGACTAAAGGACACGATAGAGGTCAAGGCGAGAAAGAGTGGCGAGGGGTTTAAGACATTAAAGCGTTGGAAAGGGGTAGCCGATGTTTTAATTTTGGTTGAGGATAATGAAATGCCGACAGTAGTTGTTAGCTGGAATTATTTTATTAATTTAATAAATAAAAATAAAAGAGAGATCAAAAGTGAAAGCACATCAAAGGATTATCAGAGAGCAAAAAGCTAAAGAAATTTCACAAGACTTGTATGGCAAGTATTGGGAAAATATAAATTTAGACATCAAAAACAGCGAAATCAAGGAAATTGATTATAAAACAGCTAGGTCAATCATATTGGAATATGAATGGCTTGGAACAATGGGAACAACTCAATATCATTTTGGAATTTATTATGATGGTTGTTTGGCTGGAGTTGTTTGTTATGGATATTTTCAAGCGATGAACACGAATAGTGGTGGTCATCCTTACGCACCTTATGTTGGTGTAAAATATTCTAAAAACGGAATACAACTGTCTAGGGGTGCTTGTGTTCATTGGTCACACAAACATTCAGGAAGCAAGTTGATTTCACAATCTTTAAAAACAATGAGCCAAAGGGGTTACAAATACACTATTGCCTTTTCCGACCCTGAAGCTGGTGAAATTGGAACTTTATATCAAGCGACAAATTGGTATTATTTAGGAATTGGTAAGACCAATCATTATGACATTTATTATAAAAATGGAAAACTTTATTTAAACGACAGGGATTTTTATAAAAAATATAAAATTGTTGGAAAAATAAATATGGAAAAATGGATTATGGATAAAGAACATTTAAAAATTAAATTAAGAAAGCCAAAAGGCAGATATATAAAATTAATAGGCAATAAAAAAGAAAACAAGGAAATGATGAAGGTTTTAAATCCCTTGATAAAACCCTTTCCCAAGAGAGAAACATAATGCTTGTCGGATACATAAAACTTTACAAAAAGATATTCAGTAGCAGTTTTTTCAGGAACAATCATTTCTCTGAAAGAGAGGCTTTCATATGGATGCTGACACACGCATACTTTCAAGAGCATAACGGTAATTATGGGGATAAAAAACAATTCAGTTTGACATTACAGCGTGGCGAGTTTGTCGGTGGATTGGATTTTTTAAGCAAGGTGTTTCAGAATGGCGATAAACAGCCATATTGGAATATCAGCAAGGTCAGACGATACCTAAAAAAGTTACAAAAAGCGAATATGACACGCACAAAAAGTGACAAGGGCATTAACATCGTTTCTATAGAGAATTACGACACTTATCAGTTCTCATTAAACGGAAGTGACAAGGAAGTGACACAGAAACGACAAGGAAGTGACAACATAAGAAAGAAGATAAAGAAGTTAAAGAATATAAATAATAATAATAGTGATTTTGAATTGCTGTGGAAAAGGCTAGTCATAAAAAGAGGAAACAAGATTGATTGTGAAAAGGCTTATTCACTGTCAAAGGATAAAATAAGCGATGAAGATATTATTACAAAATATAATGAGTATGCAAGTCAGGTGTTGGAAAAAAGTGAGCCGAAGTTTGTCGCACATCTTTCTAGTTGGCTTAATAATCCAGAGAAATATTGGAACGCAAAAATAGAAGTTAATGTTCAATCATTAAGAAACAAGTACGACCTTTCAGAAACAGCCTACAAATATTTTGGTTTCATTAACAATCAATTTGTTTTTCTCTTGGATGACAGGGGTATGCACTATTACTACAAATATGATTTAGAGGGAAATCAGGTCGAAGGTTTGGACAAACCCAGCAAATACTAGAAAAATACCCCTTTTTTTTGGCTTAAAACCTTACTTAAATTAACTATTGCAAGTATTACTTGATAGTAGTATAGATAGTTAGGTTTTATCGAAAATGAAAAGAATAAAAAGAGATAGATAATGAAATCAATTTTAAGTTATGGTGGACACGGAAAAAATGGATATTCCTTTTTTGAAACTGAAACTTTGTTTGTAGAAAAACATCAAGGCAATGTTAGATTTTTTGAACAAATAAAAAAAGATAATGGTCTTTTAAGTATTGGTGTTGTTTATATTGCTACACTAATTAATCAAGAAACAGGAAAACAAGAGGCTTGGACTAATCCAAGATTTAAAGAAATGGCAAGAAAACTTAAACTTTACGATAAGAAAAAAGAAAAATATCTTTAATATGGAACAAAAAATAATAATAATTCCTAAAACAAAATTTGGCGTTATCCATATTGAAGTGGAAAATGACCAAATGGAAATTGTTGGCGTAACTGATAATAAGTTTCCATTAGTTTACAAGGGTTACAATCTTTGGAAATACAAACATAGTTTTGCCATCTATCAAAAAGGTAAAAAATTTATTGGTTATGGCATAAATAGATATTCTGAAAATAGAGAATTTGTTGAAATTGAATTTAGCAAAAGACCTAACAGACATATTATTTTTATTGAAAGCCCACAATCACAATATACACATATGGCTAATGAAGGGTCGTGGGATATGTATGGCATCATTACCTTCAATTATTCAAAAATTGAAGATGCCTATAAAGCACACAGAGTAAAAGAAATAGAAAAAGAGGAAATCAGAAATAAAAAACTTGAAGAAAAATACGCTAGGGAAAACAGAGCAACTTGTGGTGCGTGTGAACGAATGATTGAACGATGGGATGAAGGCAATCACAAGGGCGTAATTTACGATCACGGTTTTGAAGTAAAGAACTATGGCTTTAGGGCTGGTGTTTGTATGAGTGCCAGACTTCAACCGTTTGAAAAATCACCAGAAGGTAAAATCGTATTCATCAACCATTTAAAGCGAGAAAGAAACGGAATTAAAAAGCAAGTTCCTGATATTTGGTTTGATAAACTTAAATTTGCTATGAGTGATTATCTTGTGTACGCATCTACTTACAGACAGTTAAACAGAGATAGTGAATTTTATAAAAGTTATTCTAGCTGGGCTGATGAAAATAAAAAAACTGTTTATGGTAGGCATTATGACAGACAGGAAAGACCGTCTTTTGATGAATATTTAATAGAACGAAAAATCATCAAGAAAGTAATTAAAAGACCCACATACCTACAACAAGGAATTACAGATGACTTCACATTAAGTGATCTTGAAGCCATCTATAATGACCAATTAAACCACTTTCAAAATTGGATTAATAAAGAGCAAGAGAAGGTGGATAATTGGGAACTACGACTGACACCAAAGGAAAGGAAGGATGGTGTGGAACTATGAGTAACAGCGACTTGATTTTAATACCTCAATGGCTGAAAGATTTAAACAAGGATGACAAATCTTCATCTATGAGCAGAGGATTGGAAGTTGAAATGTCAACCAATGATTTCAATATGGTCAAAAGCGTGTCTGATGGTCAACACTATAAAATTGGCACAGAAAAAAAATCAGATACCTATGTCCTACGAATTGATGCTGGTGGATGGTGGATACCTGTAAGACCCATTGAGGAAAAAAATACTAGGGATAAGAATATTAATAATGATATTTCTTCAGCCATTAAGAACTTGATTGTGTCTGACAAGCTGAAGAAGAAACCTTTTATCAAAGTGATAAGGGGTCAATTTCCTGAAGTAAGTTCAGGGGTTGTCTGTCGCATCTTGAATAAACTTATTAACAACAGGGTTATTGAGATTGACAGAACTTTTAAAACGAAGCCTTTATTGGTTAAAGGCAAATATTGGAGAGGGAATATATGATAATAGCTGTTATGAAAATTGAAAAAAAATATTTAATTGGATTTGAGCAGATAGCAGAAATGCTAAAAGCAAAATCTAAAAAGAATAAAAGTAAATATATTTGTTTTGAAGAAAAGGATATGAATAAATATTTAAGCCCTGTTGCAATTGAAATTTTAACAAAGTGGGTTTAATTATGAAGGATATTTTTAATCTTAAAAGGGGTCAATCCAGCTATTTTAATAATCCACATAAGTTCTATTGGATAGATGGTCGTGGTTTTTCATTTAGAATAAGTGAAATGGAAACCTATGGCGTTTGGTACACGACAAAAACGATGTCTGATTGGCGTAGCACAAAAAAAGTTCGTCAAAATGTTTTTTATATGCAAAGAAAAGATCAGAAAGGAACGAGGACTTTTGGCTGGTTTAAAAAAGCGAATGAAGTGGCATCCACACTTGAAGAAGCTAAAGCATTGGCAAAAGCTAGTATGATTGTAACAATGCAAGATAGAATTGATGGTGCTAGACAAACAATAGCCAGATCAGAGGCGTTGCTGAAAGATGCCTCTAATTTTGATATTGCAGACATTGATTTGTCAAAAATAAAAAATGGCTATTCTGGTGCGATAGTGAAATTCAAATTTCAGGAAAGGAGTAATGATATTCACAGGCTATAGATAATTAATCCATTGGATTAATGATGTTCATTAGTGGGGTCTTTCCGTAAGACCCCATTTTTATTTGTAGTGATACTTGCAAATGACTTTGCCATATTGACGATTAAAACAAAAGATATTATTGTCATAGTTCACCAGCATTAACCCTAAACTTATGCTGTTGATCTCTTAATGTAAAAGCCTATCTATTTTTAGGTGGGCTTTTTTAAACTGAAAAAGGCTATAAAAAAAAGAAATGAAATACGGTGTGATAATTTATGAAGGAAAAAAAATAATAGATCAGAGGACAGTGGAAACAAAGGATGAAAAAACATTGGATAAAATCATTGGCAGCAAGACACATCGTTTCTGGAACGGTGGTGATTGGACAGAGCCTAGATTTATCATTAAGGTGACAGCCATAGGGGAAAGCAATGAACGACATATTGGAACTATTACCAATTTCTGTAACAGACCAACAAGTGTTGCAGTTCAAGGTGTTTAGCAAGGACAACAGGGTTTATTTGGAAATAGATGGATTTGTTAATAAGGAACAAGCCAATGTATTTGCAAAATTACAGAATGATTATTTAGCGAGGATTGAAATAGAAAATGCGACAATACACTAGCGACAAATGCCCTTGCGACTTACCTAAAGAGGATTGCACACATCCTGACTGTGGCAACGCTGAAAGGTTGGTTGAAGGCATTAAGATTCTTGTTGGTGTGTCACATAAAATCTGTCCAGCTTGTAACCAGAAAATTTGCACTTGTAATGACACTTGTGAGAGTTGTGGTGCTTAAATTGAACTGTGGCTAGGAAGATAGTTGCCTACAGGAAATCATTTAAAAAGCCCAAAGGAACATCCATTGGTAGGCGACCTATGACATCATCAATGAACAAGCATAAGCGTAAAGGTAGGACTAGAAAACAATTAAGAAGGGGTGCGTGATGGCTCAACCTAATCTACAAATCAAAGTCAAGAGCAACATCAAGAAATTCACCAAAGGAATAAGGGGATGGCAGAAGAAGCAATTGCCATTTGCCGTTGCACAAACATTAACAAAGACAGCCTTCACCTTGCGTAAGGTTGCAGTTGACAAGATATTTCCAAAGGCGTTCAAGAGTGCCAATGCTAGGAACTTTGCTACAGGTATCCTACGAGTTAAACCAGCAAGTAAAAGACACTATGAATCTGGTCGTATCTTTTCCAGCTTATTCGACAGCAAGGAACTTAACTATCTAATGTTGCACGAAGAAGGTGGAATGAAAAGACCAAGAGAAGGACACACCATCGCTGTGCCAACACGAAAGACCAAAGGGAAGCTAGGCAAGAGAAGGAACAAGGCGTGGCGACCAAGACAACTGCTGTCAAAAGAAAACTATGTTAAGATTGAAAAGCCCAAAGGCAAGATGAAGTATTCAATTGTCAGGGTTGCAAAGGCTGGAAAGAAAACAGAGAGAATATATAATATGGTTACGAGTGCATTGATTAGCCCTAAACTAAAGTTTGCAAATAAAGCGAAGGGTGTTGTTATCAGGGCGATGCCGAAGATATTTAAAAGACAATTTGATTACGCAGTAAAGACTGCCAAGAGATAATCTTGCCAAACGAAGTGCAATAGCCTATCCCACACCCCTTAAAAGGGCTTAAAAAGGTACTTCCTAGCATATCTATCGTAGGTAACGCACGAC